AACTAACTGGTCCATTGTAGCCGACAAAAACTTATTGTTAGTGTCAGTTTGGAATATACTAGGAAGAAAATTTGAAGTCTTTTTTGTCGCCATGTCGTTATAATCTCAAGTGTTATATGTATTTAAGCCAGTACAGTTTGGTTGATTTGCGCCGCGGTAATTGCACTAATAATCTGCACATTGTCTACCGTAGCTGCACTAACAATAATCTCATTGTAGTTTGCATTAATTTGTAGTAGACTACCGAACGTACTAGATTCGCTAGACGGAACAATAGTGATACTTGCAATATTAGGTGCAAGTACACTGTGCAAGTATGCACTCAATTCACTGAAGTAAAATGTTTCGCCGAAGTCCCAGTTAGAAACATCAAAGTAACTGTTAATTGCCTCGATAACTCTAGTTTTAATATCGTTGTCACTGACAACAATACTAGCATTTTTAACAACTTTAAATGTTGCTTGCAAATTAGTTGCTGCTTTGTCGCCAAATACTGGTTTAAATTTAGCAGGGTTATAGATGATTGTATCTGTTAGATTCTTATAATTGTCTAATGTGTTAAATTCAGTGCTGAGTGCATCAACAGTTGGTGGTGCTGGCTCAACAATTACTCCTGTAGTATCCTGTATCCATGCTGTGTAATCAGTTGAATATTGTTTAGTTAACAGGTACAAGTCAATAATATTATTTGGACTTGGATCAATACGACGATAGTTAGGACTATTGTGGCGATACTGGAAGTACAAATTCTGTCTACCAATCTTAGAAGTATATCCAGTTACTTCAGTTAATACATAAGTTGAATTTGATTGATAGAATTTATTTTCCGACGGAATGTAAAATAATTGTCCAATTGGCCAAGTTTGACTAACTTCCTGTGCCGCAACTAATGTTGGATAAGATGAATTGATAAGATCATTACTTACAAGAGTCTGTGTAACGAAATTATCGTACCCATAGGTTGATTGAAAATACACATATTTGCTGTTGACGTTAACATTTGGATTAATGATTAGCTCAAACAATTCTGGATTATCTAATATACCATTAGTGTCTGCATCAGAAAACGTAACTAATATTTTATTTGGGTTTTCATATCCGTCAGTTTCGACAATATTTTTATAGATGTACCATGTATAATCTAGTGCCAATGGATTTGAATCATCGGGGTTTGTATTTACTTTTAATATTTTGATATTATCGTTGACTGTAAGGCCTGTTTTTGGGTCAAATACTTTTACAGTATTATCAAAATAGAAATTAGTTTCCTTTACACTTTCAAATACATAATTTAATCCGCGATATAACACAGTGTATGTTTGACCTACTGTTTTAAAACGTATTAGCCAACTAGAATCAGCTTGAGTACCACTGGTATTACCAGATGCGGCTAAACTGAATTCGCCGATATTTAAATCTTCAGATAATATTAGTTTCCAAGATGTAGTATTGATATCATAACGTAGACCGAAATCTTTGTTTGCTTGTATATAACTAACAATAGAATCTACTAGTGAGGTTGAAAAATCGGTGTCAAATACTGCATACACTGCCACTGCTAGTGCGCCATTTGGTACTTGTTCGCCTAGTATAATTGGTCCAGACCCGTTGGCTAAATTACCTGCTCCTCCATTAGTTCCATCACCGATAACCTGTTGAACAGCGGCATAGATATAATATTTGTCGCCGGATTTGCTAGGTGTTCCTGATTGAATAGTATTACGTGCATCAAAATAAAATCCAGTGCCAGCACTAAATTTAATTATAGAACTTTGTTTGATGTATTTGTTATTTGTAGCCACCACATCACCAATTTGAAGTAAGTTGCCTGATGCATTAACAAAATAACCAGTTGAGCCATTAGCCACAGTAGTTGAATAATTCCAACGTGTGTCATTGAGTGTAATTACTGGGTATGCACTATAGAAATAGTGTAGTGTTTCTTGGGCTGAAGCAATTGGTTTTACTTTATTATAAATTGCTTTATAGATATCATTCTTAGTATTATAATCAAAGGAAAACGTACCTACAAACGGGTCGCGATATAATACTCCATCATCTGCAAAGATGTTAGTACTTGAATATTTTCCAGTTGTATCAATAACATCTAAGTATCGACTAATACCGGAACTAGTACGGTTAACTGCTTTTACTTTTAATATATTGCTGAACAATGTATAAGGTAAGATGTTGTAATCTTCGCCTGTTACCATACGATCTTGTGTGTAGTATTGTTGTGGCGCTTTTTGACGTATTTCGTCAAGTGTTTCACGTGAACTAGCATTAGCCACCGTATAGCGCAAACTTGCACGAATAGTGAATGTTTCGATTCTACCTGAACGACTGGTATAGTTAATAGGTACAACTACACCCTGCATTTCGTCTGGAGTAATTTTATAGTCAGCACCATTACTTACTCTATAGTATAATCTATAATTACCCTGAGGTATGTTAGCAAATGCGCCATCACCAAATACTAGGTCAATTTGATCACTGGCTCTAGTGTTGACTTGGAACACAGATTTATTAGAACTTTTATTATAGATAACATTGGTATTACCTACAGATGGCACTTGTGTCCAGATTGCATTAGGTAAGCCTTGCGCATCTAAACTGTATAACCATATATCAGTGTTATTGATATTGTCTACGTTGACGCTGTACACACGATTTGGTGTACTTTCTTGAAATGTAAAATCAAGTGATTTCAATTCACCCTGTTTAAAATAGGTAAAGAATCCTGTGTTATTACTAGTGTTGCCTAAATTATCGTTACGATAAAGTAGATTAAATGGTCGGTTTTGACGAGGTGCGCTTTCGTATATATAGGTATTGTTAGCACTAGTTGGGCTAATCATTTCAAACTTAGTAGTTGCTCCTTCAATTTTAGTCGAAAAACTGTAGGTAGCAATAATATTAGGTACTAAATTTATCTGATACTCATCAGTGGTTATGCCGTTAATTAGTTGACTGTTACCAGGTTTTCCTACCGATTGCGTTGATAATAGACTTGCATTAATTACTGCGGTAAATTGTTCGTACCAGTTATCATTGGCTGAATCTGCCCATTCAATTACTAAGCCAGATAAATTAATACCATTACTGTCGTAGATAGTTTCAGTGGTACTTACACTGTCTACTTTTAAGAATCCACTAGCAGGAATATTGCGTTTAGGATTGTATGAAATTAGTTTAGCAAGTTTAAGAATACTATCACGACGTTGTGCAGTATCAATGAAGTTTTCGCGTGCGTTTAAGTCACCGCGGAAAGCTAGACTTTGTCCTAAGAATGCAATAAGATCGATTAAGGCAATGAACTCACTTGATTCAATAAAGTCATTAAAGTCTTCTGGATAATATAAACGCAAATAATCAATCATTGACTTACGAAGTGTTTCGTAATCATAGCTTTGAAAGTCCGCATTACGGAAGGTTTGATAGACACGAGTCCAATCTTCAGCAACTAATAAACCGGTTTGTCTTGTGGTAATAGCCATACTAATTTCCTGTTATAATGTATTTATTTAAGGAAAAAAGTGGGTAGTTTATTAGTTTGCGGTAAGAGTTCTGTTTTGATTGTTGAATCTAAGATTCATTAGATTTGTTTGATTTGTCTGTAGATAACGCATTTCAAGTTCAATTTGAATGCCGGTTTCATATTCAGTAACAATAACATTATCAATTGAAACACGTGGATCGTATGCAGCAATTGCTTTGATGTCGGCTACGATTGCACTTTTAAGTTCAGGAGTGAATGGATCATATAAAACGTTCCATATAATAGTTCCAAAGTTAGGATTCATCAGCTTCTCACCTTTGCGGATTTGAAAGTGATTGATTAAATCTTGTTTAATTAACTCAAAGTCAGTTAGACGAAACTTTTTATTTCTACCTACTGTTGAGAAACCTTTATATAAAATAGCCATAATAATATTTATCCTGCCCTAATTGTCGCAACTTTTGGTGCCATTACTGCAATAGCATATTTTCCTTTCTGATAGTAACTTGCACCAGAAGTTCCGTTATTAATATCAGCACCGACACCGGTACGTGCAAATGTATTTGCTCCGCCTGCGCCTAACATATGAGCTGTCATTAGTAATCCACCGATTTCTTCTTTTGAAGTTTCTGTTGTGATTGTTTTTTTAGCAACTAATGTATTATAATTAGCTTTAGTAAAGTTATAGATTGCCTGCTCTTGTAGTGCGGGCGTATTAAGAAACTTATCACGACTTAATCCGTTTAACCACATGGCATCATTGCCTAATGTTGCAGTGCCTTGGCAATGACTAGCAACGAAGCCGGCTTGTTGCAATGCCTGAAAACCCATCTGATATTTTCCTAAAAATCCGCATTGATTAATTGCCTCGTATCCTGCCTTACCATTTTGCAGCCTCGGTGAATAAGAACGCGGAACTTTACAGTCTACATTCATTGGTGTAGCGGCACTGCTTTCACTTTTTGCAATTTGCGCCAATAAAGCAATTACTTCATCTTTACTTAATGGTCCGATTGTACCTACACCGTCGGCATTAATAAGTTGATCTCTAATATTTTTTTCAGTTAACTGACCCGATACTCCTGTTAAATCTTTATATGCTGGTTTAAAATTAGGACTGCCCGCCGGAGTTGATAGCGTCGGTACCTCTGTGACTTTTTCACCGCGATTGAATGGTTCGTGTGTTGGAGCGACAGCAACAATTGATGTTAATTTTCCTGAAGGTACATAAACTCCATTGTTGTTAAGTGCCACATCGGAAAAAGTATGTGATGGTATTGGATTAGGTTTTTTAACTGTTTTTGCGCCACCACTATTCTGTTTAATTAGCGCACCTGTATGTGCTATGTCGCCTGTTGAGTTCATTGATATACTGCCAGTATCGACATTAACTTCAGTACTACTTTGTAGGCCAATTGCGCCGCCAGCGCCTACGGTAACTACACCATTAGATAACAGATTAAAACTAGCACAATCAATTTGAAATTTGTTGCCAGCATTTAAATTAATATTATTAGCGGCATTGAGATTTATGTTAGTATCCGAATGTAAATTAATAGATCCTTCGCTTCTAACATTGAATCCCGATTGTGCATATATATGTATTTGACCATCACTCGACAATTCAACCCAACTTTGTCCAGTCTTATGCGAAATGTACAAAGTATTATTTGAGTCATTCATCATTATTTGATGACCACTAGCAGTACGCAATCTTATTAATTGATTTTCAGCAATAGCATTACCGTCATCCATAACAAACGTATGGCCGCCTTTACGAGTTGTATAACGATAATCATCTTCAGTGAAGTCGCCTGCTAGTACTCTAGCATTATATAGTTCAACATTATCTGCAGGATCACCATCATAAGGTCTTCCTGGAGTACTAATACCAAATACGTTGCTTGGACTTTCGCGTTGACTACTACTTGTAATGGTACCACGAGCTGTATCCCTATCTAATCCCTGCGCTTTTAATATAGAATACTGTTCTTCGTGTATTGGTTTAGGATTATCAATAAAATTTGGTTTTGCTCTTACAATAGGATCAATTTCATTATATTCCGTTACCGGTGCAGTAATACCTGGTTGATATGATTTTTTAGTAGAGTCACTAGCTCCGCTTGGGTCAATCTTATTACTGCTGGCTAATCCCGGCATCATATGTCTGCTAACGTGTGAGTTAACACAGGCAATAAAATATCCACGTAACGGGTCACCTGCAATGAATATTACAATTACTTCAACACCGATGTCGGGCGGTACCATCCACATACCATAGGTGTGCGGTACATTTCTAAACTTATTATCACTGTTAGGCCTGTCTGCGTATTTTGATGCAATATCAGTAGTACCCATAAATGGACTAGCATAACTTACTGTACGCCAGTTTGATGATTCGTCTGGGTCTCCACCTAAATCTGGAATCCATACTTGTAGTCTGCCTGCACGTGTAGGGTCAAGATTGTTTTTAACAATACCAATGTATGGATGTGGGTCAACTCTAGTCGCGGCCGCATCTTCTTTTCTAAGATGTTTGACTACTTTGCTACCGACTCTGTGATCTATTGCCATTTATTACTTTCCTAAAATGTTGTTTGTCCATTGTTTGCTTTACGTTCTAATGCTGTCATAGCATTATTGTTTCGTTGTTGTTGTTGTAATAATCCAGCCGGGATAGGTAGGCCGGCCGCTTCGTAATCGCTAATAGCTCCGTTGATTATTCTGTCATTACTTTGAGTTGCACGTAACGCGACTTGAACACTAGTAGTATTACTAATAATATCAAGATTATCACTTATCCCCTGAGCAGCTCGTGCTTGCAACGCCGAGTCAACTGTTTTTGTATTTGATGTTGGCAGAGGCTGAACAGCAACTGGTTCTGTTTGTGTAGTTATTGCAGTTTCCGGTGCAGTTGCATCTACTTTAGCCAATGCTTTCTCCTCAGAGGTTTGTAGGGGTGCAGCAGTATCTTGCACTGGTGCACTGCCTGGTGCTTTATCAGCGTCGGCTTTTTTCACTGAAAAATCTGGTCCGATATTAGCCTGCGCATCTACATCAATTGACCTTGGCGCAGTTGCGACTATAGCTCTGTTGCCTTTTTCTTCTTTACCGGCCGTTGATGGTTCCAATGATGTTTGTCTTGGCAGGCGAACTGTATCTAAGGTCTGCTCAAATTTTCCGCCTGAAAATGTACTTTCTACTTTTAATACCCGATACATTCCAGAAAATAAACTTACCGAATGCTTAGAGTCAAACTTCATCATTCCCGTAGATTCGTCTATATCACTCGGGCTTTTAACTGTAATCTGAATATACAGTTCACCTTGGTCCATACGTAGACTACCATTGGCAATTAGTCGGGGTTCTATGCCTGTTCCGTCAACTTGTTCTGTTAATATGGTCATTTCTGGTGGATAAAATACATCATCTTGTTTAATATAGTGAGGATCACCAATTATCTTTATTTTTGCCTGCAGCATATCGCCACCGGTTGAGGTATACAGCGATGCTTCGATATCAGCAAGTGCAATTGCTTCAACTGTTACTGCTCCACCAGTTGATTGCTGTTGTGAGTTCTGAACAATCCGCTTTTCAACCATGGGCATTAATGCGTTGGCTTCTTGCGCGGCCGCATCAAGGGTTGCGTTCTTAGTCTCTGCTATCTGTAGGTTCTGTGTTCTAGATAAATTTTCTCGATACGCTGTAACGGCATTGTAATACAATGCATTGAATTCAATATTAAAATCAAGCACATCATTGTTCTTACCAGTGTACCAATAGTTGTGTATTTTACATGGTTCAGTCCATGTTCCTTGCGGGCCTTCGCGTGTTTTTGTATTGTATACTGTGTAGGGCAATATATGATAGGTAATTTCTCTTTGCCAAGTTTCGTTTGAGTCATTGTATTTGCCTAACTTTATAGTTGGCACAACTTTATACCACTTCAACGGTTTATTTGCCTGTTCAGCAAGATATTTTTTGTATGCTACATTGTCACCATTAAATGACGATACCGGTTTTACTTGACCTTGTAAATAGTTAGTATGTCGCATGGCAAACGCAATAACCTGATCTATACTGGTACCTGTATTAATTGACAATACACGAACACTATGATCTAAGTTTCCTGGGGTACCTCTAATAGACATACCGTTTTGTTCACTGGCCATTGCAGTATGTGCTGTACTCAATGTTTCTACAGTGAGATTAAACTGGCCGCCGCCATCTTTAACGATGTCTGGATGAATATTAAATTTATATTTGTCTGCTATTTCTGTATTATCTTTGGCAGCTAGGTCTGCATAATAGGCATTCAATGCGCCGGGATATGATTTTACTTTATATACTGCATCTTTGCCTAGTATAATGTCAGTTGTTTCTTTACTCACTAATAGTGACGGAGCATACGTTAATTGGCCATCTGGTCCTATTAGATTACCTGTACGCCCAGCTATAGTAGCAATTCCTTGCCCATTGGCACCAGCAGTTGGTGCCGCACGTAGAATAGTCGATGCTTTTAATTCTCTATTTGCTTTCAACTGAGCAGCCATAATTTCTTCGGTGTTGCTTTTTAAAAAACTTTCTAAAGTACCGGCTGTGACTTCAATGAGTGCCGGTGTACTAACAGTTGATAAATCGTATGCTGAGTGATTGTATGGACAGGCTTCTATTTCATATTCAGCGCCTTTAGGTGAGGCTTTTATATCTAGTTTTAGCAAACGTATAGGTATGCGTTTTGTTAGATTAGGAATAATTCCAACAATTTCACCAGCGTCATTTGTGCCAAAAAAATCAATCTGTAATAAATAGGGCTGTGCTATATAATTAGGAGATTTGATCTCAGTACTGAGATCAATAATTCGATTTAATAGTGTAACTCCGTAGGGTTCAATAATTGAAAATTTAAGATCTATTGCGTTAGTAGAACGTGAGCGATCATTAAATCCGATCACCGTAGTCATGTTAAGATTTTCAAAGTAAAAATCTTCAGCAAAGAATGGAGCACGCTTGAACATCGATGCTCCTTCGTCGTTGTTGTACCTACCGGCACTGGCTATGATAACACGATTTGATTTATAATTTTTAACATCAGCCACTATATCGTTATATTCTTCAACAGTTAACAATGCTAAACTTAATCCATATGTATACGATGGATAAGCTAATAAAGGATTAGGTATTGGTTTTTTTCTTTCATTGTTTGCCGTAGTTGCTTTTGTTGTTTCACCGCTAGTAGCCTCTGATTTTGTTGAAAAACTAGGACCAATATCGTAGTTGTTTATTGCCGCTCCTGCGCCTGCCGTGCTTACACTTAAGTTTTTCCCCTCACTCGGTGACAGTGTATCATTTTCATCAGGTGGTGTTGGTGTAGCCGCCGTTTCTTGTAATGCTACCGGCGGGTTAGCAACAGGAGGATCGTTAGCAATTTTATTTGCAGCGGTGTCACTTGTAGGTGGTACTGGCCGATCCAAGGCTCTCATAGCACGTGTTACTCCACCATTGGTGGCTGGATCTAATGCTATCCCTCTTATGCCATCAGCATACTGTTGTATAGATTCGGAATTAGGATTTTTGTAGGCAATCGAGTTTGATGCATTTAGTACTGCCTGAGCAGGAGTAGGTCCCACTGCTTCACCAAAATTTGTAGCTACTAGCCATTCCCCACTAGGTGTCTGAGAAAATGTAAGTCCTTGATAAACAATATTATTGGCCATCTACTATAACCCTAATGCTGCAACGATAGTTTCTTTTTTAGGAATGAATATTGTTGTGCCTGGTAGGAAATCAAACACTGGGTCTTGTATAGTGTTAGGATTGCGCATAGCAAATACCCACCATAATGCACTGTCACCATATAAGTCGTATGCAAGTAAGTCGGGACGATGTTTATATGTCGCAGCAATTCTATAGACTACATCAGCCGCTAGTGCCGGTATATCCCTAAACGTTGTAACATCAAGAAAGAATCCGTATGTTTCTGTTTTATTGTACGGACTTGTTTGACTATATACGACTGCTGACATTATAGGAATCCCCCTGTAGTAGCAGTTTGTATTAATCTACCTGCAGCAAAGGAATCAAGATTGAAATTATCATGTAGATTTTTGCGGCTATATATTGGTTTTAACGTAATTGATATTGTACTTACTGCCGGTACTCTAGTTGCCGATGTTACTGTTTTGTATGATGATACCATTGTTTCTGCTGTGGCTTTTTTGCTGCCCCATTGCGGTGCAAATTCCATGCCTTGATTATCAAGTGTATTCACTACGCTCATAGGTGTTGTTGGTGCTGCTAACGATTCTGTTAATGTTGTTGTTTCGACAGGAATTTGTATGTAGTCAACTTCGTTTGGCATGGTATGCGTAAAGTTAGTTATTACACACGGCACATGAGGGAAATAATGGCTACCGTAGCCATCTAAGAATACAATCGGTGGCGGGTTACCTGCATTCGCTCCCTGCCCAAAGAACATTTTAGTTGCCGATCTAAAAAAGTAGATAGCGGCTAGTAAGTATTTTCCTTCATCAATACCTTGTACTGTAAATTCGCCGCCGATGGTAATATCACTTACTTCACTATTAGTGTAAAATTGTTGCGAATAGTTGCTGTGTACTGGAGTAGTAGGACTATAGTTGGCTACATGTGATACTTGTATACTTGGTGTGTATGGAAATATCACTCCGTTAGTTTCTTTTAACGGCGCCATAAGGTTGTTAGGATTTGATAAATTTGAGGCTTTATAAAATATAGTTGCTTTATCTGCTAAACTTATACGCACTCGCCAGTCGGCATCTGCCGCTGCTCCGCCGGCTGCAGAATTTGTATCTTGTATTGCTATCGAAGGATCGCTTTTTGTTGCTGCTACAGCGGCATTATCTGGTAGAAGACTACGTCTAGCATCTTCTGATTCATAGGAGTTGACATCTTTTGATGGATCAGCTCCGCCACCGCTCCATTCAACCTGATCCCCGTAGAAACCGCCTCTAAAATCTGCGCCCTGATTGTAATTCTCAGATACTGCTGCGCGGCCGCCAATTGAATCTGTTCCTGTTAAATATGCACTAGGGTTACTTGGATTATAGCCGCCGCCACTGCTTAGTGTTTGTTCACCGTTATATCCGCCAGCAAAACTTGGAGCATAAGCGCCAGTATAGTTTTGTGGGGCATACGGATTGTATCCACCATTGGTAGATTCAACTTGACCAGGTACGTATCCGCCTCTATTGTCGTATACGGGTGCGTCTGTAGGATTTAGAGCCATAGTAAAAACCTCTTTTATAGTGTATTTATTACCGGAGAAATAGTAGCAGTTAAAGATTAATCACATAAATAGGTTGTATAGTGCAATGCTATTATGTTATACTAATTAAAAGGAACCAAACACTGTGGCTCGTAAAATTAATTATCTCAACAACAAAGACATATTAAAAGAAATAGCAAAAAGTAAATTAGCATATTGTAGCTTCATTAATAAAGAAGTAACCGTATACGATGCTATTGTATCAAATGTTAGTGCAATAAACAAAAAATCCGTAGCAGAAGCAAGAGCAACACGTGCAACTAGGTTAGCTAAAGAAGCACAAGAAGCCGAGCTTTTACTAGGTAACAAACGCAAATTAGACGAATTTGCAATTCCTGTAGAAAATATTCCAGTAACTGATATTGTATTCCGTGTCATGACATGGGAACATATACCTATCGACGAAGTTAAACAGAAAAAATCCGATGCCAAAGCTCAAGAAGCTTACGATGAGGATTTATTTGAAACTGAATATGATGAACCGGCAGTTAAGGTCAAAGGTGCTACCAAGTACGTTAAACTAAACTTTCCCCCATTCTTTCATTATTCAGTAACTGAAGAATTAACTCCTGTTATAGTAGGCAAAAGTCATTGGAAGGGCGATTTAGAAACTGGCAAGTTCAGTAGAGATCACGGACAGATGACTGCTAAGTTAGCTCATATGTTTGTTAAGCTATGTGAACGCTATGCTACTCGCAGTAACTGGCGTGGTTATACCTACAACGACGAAATGCGTAGTCAAGCATTACTACAGTTAAGTCAAATCGGCCTACAGTTTGACGAAAGTAAATCAGACAATCCGTTTGCCTATTATACAGCAGCTATCACTAACAGCTTCACCCGTGTGCTAAACATCGAAAAACGTAATCAAAACATCCGTGATGATATTTTAGAAATGAATAACTTTGCACCTAGTTATACTAGACAGAATCAAGGTGGTGGTTCGTGGGGTGGCGGCGGTCACGGAGCAGATGAGTAAAATCATTGAGTTGCATCAACTAATACCAGAAACGCCCCCGGCGAATTTTTGTATTGCACCCTTTCAAAGTATTAGGCAGAACCCATACGGGCGTAATAGCCCGTGTGCGTTTGGTGCTGGCGAATGGCATCACGGTGACCTAACCCCAGAACAACGATGGGATAGTGTAGAACTAAATCAGCTTAGGGCAGAATTTATCAACGGTGATCGTCCTAGTGCGTGCCATCGTTGCTGGGCTGAAGAAGACTCGGGTAAGAAAAGTCTACGTCAGCGACAAATTGAATATTTCTCCAACGATTATGAGGACTTTATTCGTAGTGGTAAATGGCAGCAAGGCCCTAAAACAGCAGTATTTAAAAGTAGTAACGTATGTAATTTAGCCTGTAGAAGTTGTGGCGGATGGGATACCAATTCATATACACCCGAAGGATTATATTATCTTGAAAAATATAAGACTGAAGAGCGATCTAATGGTAAAATTGAACAATGGAATAAATTCATACCTAAGCTGCCACCTAAGCACATGGATTTTAGTCAGTACTATAGTATTGCACATAATTTAGAAAAAATTGACTTCTTCGGCGGTGATCCGTTCTTAAATACCACGCAGTTAGATCTGTTGGAGTATCTAGTTCAACAAGGATTAAGCAAGAACATTACGTTGTATTACAGTACTAATTGTACCAATCATCCAACTGAACGATTAAAACGTGCTTGGAATAATTTCAAACGTATTGAAATTGCTATGAGCATTGACGGGGTAGAACAAGAATTTGAGTATCTAAGATGGCCAGGTAAATGGGACGAAATGAATCTAGTTGCTGATCATATATTAGGGCTTAAAGGTACCATGGATTGCGAAATTTATACTATGGCGTCAATTACTGTTAGTGTACTAAATGCAGGGTCCATTGATCGATTGACTGCATGGGTCGAAGATAAAATTGGACCTTATTATATTAACATGGTTAACAGTCCAGCTTGGTTAGCTGTACACATAGCACCCGAATCGGTTAAGACTGCTTTAATGGCGCAGACTACTAATACAGAGTTGCTCGGTTACTTGACTTTACAAGAACATAACCCTATATTATGGAAACAATTTGTAATATGGACTAAACGGCAGGACTTATATCGTAAGCAGAAGTTTGCCGATGCATTTCCGGAATATTTTAAATTAATACAACCCTATTGGGATCCTATTACAGATTTAAGCGAAGATAATTTTCATTCCGATAGGTAATTTGGCTAACTTTCACTAGACATCTTAAGGTTATTTCACGTATACTAATTATATGACAAACTTATTTAAAAAAGCGGCAGTTCTGACAGACATACATTTTGGCTTAAAGTCAAATAGTCAGACACACAACGATGATTGTTTAAACTTTGTTAAGTGGTTTATTAGCAAGGCTAAAGAAGAAGGTTGTGATGTTTGCTTTATGTTAGGTGACTGGCACAATAATCGAGCGGCAATTAATATCATTACCTTAAACTACAGCCTAACAGCGTTAGAACTGTTAGGCAAAGCCTTTGAGCGTGTTATATTCATTCCTGGCAATCATGATTTATACTATAGAGACAAGCGTGATATACAGTCAGCCGAGTGGGCTAGACATATTCCTAACATTGAAATCATTAATGATTTCTATCAAGAGGGCGATGTTAGTATTGTTCCATGGTTAGTAGGTGATGATTACAAAAAGATCCCTAAACTTAATGCCAAATATATGTTTGGTCACTTTGAATTGCCGCATTTCTTTATGAATGCCATGGTACAAATGCCGGAACACGGCGAACTACGTGGCGAACATTTTGGGCATGTAGATCATATGTTTAGTGGACATTTCCATAAACGGCAAACTAACAAAAACATTACCTATGTTGGCAATGCATTTCCGCACAACTATGCAGACGCTGGTGATGATGAACGTGGCATGATGATACTTACCTGGGGAGAAGAGCCCGTGTTTCATGCTTGGCCAGATCAACCCAAGTATCGTGTTTATACCCTGAGCGACATTTTAAAAACACCAGATGCACTATTGCAAAAAGGCATGCACTGTCGTGTAAACATCGATGTGGATATTTCTTATGAAGAAGCAACGTTTATTAAAGAAACATTTGTAGGCACTTATAATCTACGTGAGCTTACCTTAATTCCAGTTAAGCATACAGATATCGGCACAGATATTATGTTAGGCAATATTCAATTCGAAAGTATCGATACCATTGTAACAAGTCAACTAACAGCTATTAATAGTGATCATTACAACCCAGCACTGTTATTAGATATCTACAGGAATCTATGATTTTTGATACCGCTAGTAAAGACATTATTTGTATAAGTTATCCGTCTGGCGGCTTTGGAAATTTTCTATACTACATATTAAGTGAATTTGCTAGTCAAACAGTTAAATTATCGGATAACAAATTAACTTTCAGCAAAGATGGAAACAGTCATAGTATTGTAATGTATACCAATACGTATTTTATGGATCCAGACGAGTTCCAACTGCACTGCGACATTGACCCAATGAATAATAAAGTAGTAGTTCTTTGCGATAATGGAATCAACAATGACAGCTACGATAAAATAAACGTAACGTTTCCAAATGCTAGGATTGTTCGCATAGTAATCGACCCTGCGGTTCGGCCGATAATATATCAAACCTGTATAATCAAAGCTGTAGGTCAGGATTTTAATACTAATCATAGCCAGCATGTAAAAAACAATTGGTCTGATGCCGCAGAAGATTACGCTATAAGAGAAAATTTTACTCTATTGTATCATAACTGGTCATACGGTTGGGAGCCAAGTGAATTAGCAATCAATTTAAGTTTTGAGCAGTTATTAATACAACCAATTGATACTATAAAAGAATTAATTAATCAGTTAGATATGCAACTAGTCAATGAAGCTAGATTAAAACTAGTGATAGATGACTGGTATATTGCCAATGCAAAATATTTTAATGTATACTCTTATACTAACTTAATTTTAACTGCATTAGAAAATAAAGAAAATATTGATATATCTCACATAGTTGACCTGCACGAACAAGGATACATTAACTACTGTATAGAAAAACAATATAATATTGAAATTCCAGTATATGACTACCGCAATTGGTTTCAATCTACTGAACAAATACAACAAGCAATTATTGAAATAAATGAAAAAGACCTTATTAGCAATTAGTGATGGCAACGGAGTCGATAACGACTTTAAAAAATGGCCAACGTTGTTACAGTTAATGACGTTAGATTCATTGCAGGTTAAAAATAAATCTGTAATTGGTGCTAGTAACGAGTTGATATTAATGCAGGTTGCAGAATCGATCGAAGCTGAAAATATCGACTGTGCAATTATCCAATGGACTATACCTACACGAATTGATTTAGTGGCTGATGAATTTTGGAAAGAACAAGCCAGCATCGATCCTGTGTATCATTTTAATATTGTACAATCTAATAATCAAGATTGGTGGGTTACTAGTTCTAGCAACAATCAATATATAAAAGAATATCATAATAGATACATTAAAGAATGGCAATCAATACAGCGTAGTCAATCATATATGTTAGCTGCCGCAGCATTGTTAAAAAATAAAAACATATCTTTTATTTTTACCTTAGCATACGAATTTAAGTTTAACGGTCCGATGGCCGGCGCTGTTGAAGATTTACCTTGGATAGAACAAGATTTAAGTAGCTTTAGGTTAATTAGCACATACAAAGACCTTGACCAAGGATTAGCACAACCGCATTCCGCTGTACAACTCGAATGGTTAGATACCATAGTCAAACCTAACTGTGATTTCATTGACTATGATACTAAAAGGTATTATAATATACAAAAGCACCTGACAAAATAAATGACGAGACTACATGACATTTAAAATAAAAAATCTTACAGTTAAAAACTTTATGAGCGTTGGTAATGCAACGCAAGCAGTAGACTTTGATCGCAATGACCTTACCTTAGTATTAGGTGTTAACGTTGACCTAGGTGGTGACGACAGTGGTGCACGTAACGGCACTGGTAAAACAACTATCATCAATGCCTTAAGCTACAGTCTGTTCGGACAAGCATTAACCAATATCAAACGTGATAACTTAATTAACAAAACTAACGGTAAGAACATGTTGGTTACTGTTGAGTTTGAGCATAACGGACAAGACTATAAGATTGAACGTGGACGTAAGCCTAACATAATGAAGTTTTATGTAGGCGATGAAGAAAAAGAAATTACAGACGAAAGTCAAGGCGATAGTAGAGAAACACAAGCTGAGATTGAACGCTTGTTAAGTATGTCGCATAATATGTTTAAGCACATTGTTGCGCTTAATACCTACACCGAACCATTCCTTAGTCTTAAAGCCAACGATCAACGTGAAATAATCGAACAGTTACTTGGCATCACTGTATTAAGTGAAAAGGCAGAAAAACTTAAAGAGTTGGGTCGTACCACTAAGGATGCAATACAGCAAGAAGAGTTCAATATTAAAGCCATAAACGACGCAAATGGTCGTATTCAAGAGCAAATTGACAGCCTAAAACGTCGACAAACTATGTGGACTACCAAGCATGCAGATGACACAGTAAAACTACAAAATGCCCTTACAGAACTACGTAAAATTGACATTGAACAAGAGCTAGCGGCACATACTGCGCTTACTGCTTACAACCAACAGCGTAAAGACTTAGACGATTTAACTAAGGCTATTTTACGTAGCGAAGCAGATATTGCCCGTGAACAAAAGACCATAGACAAAGTTACTAAAGAAATTGCTGATCTTGAAGCACATACTTGTTATGCCTGCGGACAACATTTTCACGATAGCAAACACGAAGAAGTGTTAGCGGCTAAACGTACATCACTCGAAACTGCTACAAATCAATATTTGTCAGATGAAACGCAGTTAGCTGCATTAACTGCGGCTAAAGTAGAGATTGGTCCGCTAGGTGTTCAGCCTCGAGTATATTACGATAAAGAAGCAGATGCATTTCATCACAAGGGTTCTATTACTAGTTTAGAAACACAGTTAGCCGCTAAGGCTACAGAAGTTGATCCATATGCTGAACAAATTGAAGAAATGACGCAGACTGCCCTAGTAGAAACTGATTTTACTACTATGAATGATCTAGTTAAGTTAAAAGAACATCAGGATTTCTTGTTAAAACTATTAACTAACAAAGATAGCTTTATCCGTAAACGTATCATTGATCAAAACTTGTCGCATTTGAATGCACGCCTAAGTCAATACTTGGATCGCATTGGATTACCGCATACAGTAACGTTCTTAAATGATTTAAGTGTTGAGATTACAGAACTTGGACGTGAGTTAGACTTTGATAACTTGTCACGTGGTGAACGTAATCGCTTGATATTAAGTTTATCGTGGGCGTTCCGTGATGTTTGGGAAAGTTTATACAATCCGATTAACTTATTATTCATCGACGAGCTTATTGACAGCGGTATGGATAGTAGTGGAGTTGAAAGCTCATTGGGCATACTTAAAAAAATGTCGCGTGAGCACGAGAAAAGTATTTGGCTTGTTTCGCATAAAGATGAACTTGCGGGTCGAGTTAACAATATTATGACTGTAACCAAAGAAAATGGGTTTACATCATATAGTACAGACGTAGAAGTAATTTAATTTTACCATCCATTATAGGGTGGTTAAATACACATAACAACAAGGAGAAGTAAACATGTCAATTCATGAAGATATTTTAGCAGCAGTAGAATTATACGTTTCAGAATCAGAAAAATTCGAAGTTAAAGGTGTTAAAGCTGCAGCGGCACGTGCTCGCGGTGCATTAGGTGACTTGGCTAAATTGGCCAAAGCTCGTCGTGCAGAAATCCAAGAGAAGAAAAATGCAGCGGCTGCAAAATAAATAACGTATGACATACGAATATCCTTGGACGTACAATGGTGTAATATTTGACTCTGAGGATATTGGTGAATACTACGGTTTCATTTATAGAATAACCAATCTTACTAACGGCCACGATTATGTTGGCCGTAAGTATTTTAAAACTATCAAAAAAAGACCACCGCTAAAAGGTAAGAAGAACAAACGTCTAGAAACAATTGAAACTGATTGGAAAGACTATTGGGGTTCATCGAGTCGATTAGTAGCAGATATCCTAGCTTTAGGCAAGGAACAGTTTAAACGCGAAATTATACATTTGTGTAAGAGTCGCGGAGAAACTAACTATATGGAAGCGCATTATCAATTTATGGAAGAAGTACTGTTAAGAGAAGATAACTATAATGGTATTATACAGCTTAAACTTGGTAAAGGCTCTGTAAAAGATTTAAAGATTAATAAAAACAGTTGACCAACGACACTAAACGTATTACAATAAACACACAGCTCTCTAGACACCAAGTCACTCTCATAGAAACAAATTCCAACTCCGCAGTAAAGTAGTAAATGTAATAAAAGCCCTATTGCAGATTAAGTTCTGTATTCAGAGGAGATCGTGCTCGCGTAATGGCCGCACGTGGAACGTGTAGACTAGACTACACACTGAATGGCGACTGGTATTGTGCTATAAAAAGCGAATCAACAATATAAAAATTAGGTGTAAAAACCGAATGATTTGGGCACTGTGAAAAAGATACAACCCATATGATGACATAGTTTGGCTAACTACGGATTATGCATCAACCGTCGTAAGAAGCAAGAGTAGGGAGTACAGGGCGACCGCTTCCGTGTAAATGAATATAATCTCTTTTAGTTAGTATGATGAAGCACTCGGATGAAGTCGCTCTGTTTTACTTTGCCTGTAATGGGTGAAGTATGACTATAATCTGGATGAAGCAGTTCTAAAGTCAAAAGCATTACAGTACATATCAAAGTAAATTAGATTAATTAGATTAGAAGAAAAAGCATTGAGCGATAGCGATAATGCAGATGTCGTTAGACATCTTTTAAGTATATTAAAGTTTTTGCTGTTATAATGACTTTGATAGGTGTATATTATAGTCAATAAAAAAGCACAATAAATGTGCTTTAGTATTAAAAAAACGGAAGTCCGCTTTTTTGTGTAGTTTCCATATTATCTTTAATAATCTTGTTAATAATCTCTCTATCAGTAATACCTAACATCATTGCATCATCGTACGATAATGCGCCTCTCATATACCAACATAATCTTAATGCTTCATCCTTAAAGGCTTTTGCTCCCTTTTCCATACTATCTAACTCTGATTCAATTTCCTCGTTAGATAGAGACAAAAGCCTTAAGCGAAAAAACTTGTTTGGTTGAACTCCACTTTAACTTTGTATTTCTCGTGGCATTCATCACATACTAATTCCACTGGTTCCATTGCGTTAGCAACTACTGTAGATTCAATTAGTTCTTTAACCGCTTCGTAAGTTTTTCTATCAGTATTATTAAGAAAGTCTTGTATTAACATTGATTCTTCAACAACAGTGCCTGTTTCAGTAGTAATAGATTGAATACATGAAACTAATGTATTGATGTTTAAATCAGTTAATTTGTCAAACGATTCTTGAAATCTTGCTTTTTTGTCTTCGTCGCTTAACTCGCTATTAGAAATAACATTCATTAGTTTTTGCTGTTCAAACGATATTAAGCCTATCCTATTTAAATCGTTATATGTTTGCGGTTTAAGTTTGAATAGTAGATCGTTTAACACATTTGATTCGTTATATTGTTTTAACGGGGCTATATTGTCTAACACTCCGCGTAAATCGATAGTATGTTCGTTATCTGCGCCGCAGTGAGTACAATTACTAGACATATCCATCCCTGGCCCGTAACTGGCTAATCTAATAGCAATTAAAATGGAATCTAAATCAACTAATGGTATATGCCATGGATCTTTAATAGATGGGCAACAGCTAGCAATCATATCACGCATACCTGCACCGTTCATTAGTGCATCTGGCGTTTTCAATAAAATTTCATCTTTAATAGTCATTGGGTAAACTGGGATTTCTCCAGTCACTGATATATCTAAAGTTCCTTGAGGATAAAATTTCCCCGCACTAGGCAATTTTAGATAAATTGCCGGCTGCCTGAAATGGTTGGCTAACGGGTTGTTTGCGATTGAATTACTCATACGATTTTAAACTCCATAAATATACTATGTATTACTCTATATTTATTTGGAACAATGGCCATGGCAATTAAAATCGACATACCCGGAATTGGAGAAGTTAGCATAGAAGGAGCTGCTCAAGAAGATACGATGCAGGCAATTCTTGCGGCAGTTAACAAGACTGACAAGACCAAAGCATCTGAAGAAAAGAAAAATAAAAAAGCCAATGAAGATCTTGCCAAATCATCAGCCAAAGTAAAAACTGGATTAGAAGAGCTCGAAGATGAACTTAGCGGAACTGAAAAAAATGCTAAAAAATTATCTAATAGCATGGAAGAAACAGGAGATAATATATCAAATGCAAGCAAGCAAACTGTAAAAAATCTAGGTAGCTTTGCGGCATCGCTGGCATTAACTGCCACTAGTGTTGCTGTGGGCTTTGCTAAAAACTTTAACGACAATGCCGCAAACCCAATTGCTGTTGGTGCCGCATTAATAAACACTAGTATTGATCTATTAGGTGCTGGCTTAAAAATTGGAGTTGAAGCAGTATCTGCGTTTGGTGGAGCATTACTTGGCGCAGTTCCTTTAATAGGCGGCGGCCTGCAACGCGGTGTTGATGGAATAGCATCAGTATCAAAACAAGTTATTGACTTTAGTACAACTGTGCTTAAAGCCGGTAATGAAATGATGGCTGCTGAATTCCAGATGACCACTAAAGTTATGGCGGATATGGCCAAAGCCGGTGCCGGCTTTGCAGGCGGCATGTCTGAAATGCGACAAATTGCAAATGAAAGCGGTATTGGTATTGAACAATTTGGTAAAGTTATTGCTAATAGCCGAGATTCTATTACAGGAATGGGATTAAGTGCTACTGAAGCAACACATAGATTAAGCAAGGGAATGGGTGCGCTAACTACCACCTTTGGCAAAAGCGGAAACAATTTGCGCAATGAAATGCTAGCATTGGGATTTAGTTACGAGCAACAGGGTGAAATGATGGCCCAATATGCTGCAAATGAACGTGCATCGGGTCGATTAAAACGTATGACGGATACCGAGTTAGCTCAGGGTACTGCTCAATATGCTAAAGATTTAAAAGTACTTGCAGATATTACCGGTAAAGATGCTAAAAAAGCAATGGACGATGCACGTTCGGCATCACTTGAAGCTGATATTATGGCTCAATTAAGCGATAAAGAAGCAGAAAAATTTCAAAAATCGTATGCTGCAATGCCGGATACGCTGAAAAAAGGATTCTTAGAATTTGTAGCAAGTGGTGGACAGGTTATTGCTGATTCGTCAACTAATATAGCAATGGTTCAAAATAGTAAAATTAAAGATATTTTTACTACTGGTTTTAGCGGAATAAAAGATGCAAGTAAAACTGCTCAGCAAGTACAAGATGAAACCTTAGTAGCTGCAAGATTAGCAGGTGAAGAACAAAAAAGAGTATCAAAAAATAATCCGGAAATGGCCTATGCTGGGCGTGTATTGGGTACGTATACTGATACAATTGCTAAACAAAATGAACTTATTAAACTAGGCATGATGTCTCCCGACGAAGTTAAGAAAAGTCGAGATGCAAATGAAAAAATGGCAGAAACCCAGGATCCGGTTACTCGAGGATTTGCAACCGCAACTGAAGCAGTTGTTAATTTTCAAAAGGAAATGGCTAACTTAGCTACAACGTTAATGCCGATGTATGCAACCGCAATCGGAGATGCTACAGAAAAAACTGCAAAAATAGTAACAGCTGCAATGCAACTTGCATCTGGCAAAATATCTATGAAGCAATTTGGCGATATGATGGGTATGCCCGGTGGTGATGGTAATACTGAAAATAATAAAATGTCACAAAAATTAAAAGCGGATCGTGAAAAGAAAGAAGATGCGCTAGCAGAATCACAAGCTAAATTGTCAGACGGACATGGTATAATGAGCAAACTTGCCGGAACAGACTTTTCTCAGTCTGATTTGCAAAAAGGCCCGGAAGTTGCTGCTGAAATTAAAGAACGTAAGGCCGCGTTAAAAGAAGCACGAGAAGCAGAAGCTAAATTATTATTAGCTAAACGAACGTATGCAGCTGGATTGGCAGAAGCAATGGACTCGTTGGCCGAACATGCAACAGCAGAAGATAAAGCTGCAGCAACATTAAAATATAATCAAAAATTTATTGACGATTCTGCTAAAGGTAACATGGTTACTAGTGCAGATATTTTAGGTGGAAGAACAAAGACAAATGCAAAAGGGATGTCTGATTATTTTGTATTGCCTACGTCGAGACCGGCAACAGGAGTTCCAACTACAGTTATGGGCCCGGGTAAAGCAAAAGGTGGGATATCAGTTGGACCTACGTCAGGGTATCATGAATTATTACACGGAACAGAAGCAGTTGTGCCACTGCCGGATAACAAATCGATACCAGTTAAACTAGATAGCAGTGCGTTAACTGCTACATTAAATGAGCACACTGGATTATTAAGTAGCATACTTGTAGCAATGAATAAAGGTAATAGCCTGTCGTCAGGAATTTTACAGAACGGCTATTAAGCTATAAATACACTATCGTAAAGAGAATATAACTATGTCATGGAAAAAGCACTTCCGAACTGCAAACACCGGCGGACAACTAAGTCCAATTAGTGGAATTAACAATTCAGCAGATCCGAGCTATCGTAACTATCAAAGCCAATTGCCCGAAGTGTATATTGGCCACCCAAATCGTACCGAGCGGTATAATCAGTATGAACAAATGGACATGGACAGTGAAGTTAATGCTGCTCTTGATATTATTGCAGAATTCTGTACACAACCAAATACAGAAAATGGCACAGGCTTTGATTTATTCTTTAAAGAAGATCCGACAGATAATGAAGTTAAACTACTTAAAGATCAGTTATTACAATGGGTTAATCTAAATCAATTAAACAAACGTCTATTTAAACTTGTACGTAATACATTAAAATACGGTGATCAAGTATTCTTACGTGATCCAGAAACATTTAAATTGTACTGGACAGAAATGGGCAGTGTAATCAAAGTTATTGTTAATGAAGCAGAAGGCAAAGAGCCAGAGCAATACGTAATTAAAAACCTTAATCTTAACTTTCAAAACTTAACTGCAACAGCATTAAGTTCAAGCGATACCTACACAAATCACCCTCAACAAGGTGGTAGCGGTGGTTCTGGTTCGTATGTACAACCTAATGTTCCGTACAGTGGCGGCTCACGCTTTAGTCATGCGCAAAACGAAGCAGTGTTAGATGCAGAACATGTAGTGCATATTAGTCTAACAGAAGGCTTAGATGTAAACTGGCCATTTGGTACTAGCATACTTGAAAGCATATTTAAAATCTTTAAACAAAAAGAACTGTTAGAAGATGCTATTATTATCTACCGTGTGCAACGTGCGCCAGAAAGACGTATATTTAAAATTGATGTTGGTAATATGCCAACACACATGGCCATGGCCTTTGTAGATCGTGTTAAAAATGAAGTACATCAACGTCGCATACCGACACAAACTGGTGGCGGACAAAACATGATGGATGCTACATATAATCCATTATCAACAAACGAAGACTTTTTCTTTCCGCAAACAGCAGAAGGACGTGGGTCAACTGTTGAAGCACTGCCAGGTGGTAGCAACCTAGGTGAAATTACAGATTTGCGTTTCTTTACTAATAAAATGTTTAGAGGATTGCGTATTCCAAGTAGTTACTTGCCCACAGGCAGCGATGACAGCTCATCGACATTTAACGATGGTAAATCTACCACAGCATTAATTCAAGAATGGCGCTTTAATCAATACTGTATGCGTTTACAAACTATGATAGTTGAAAAACTAGATAATGAGTTTAAAATGTTCATGCGCTGGAGAGGCATTAACATTGACGGACAGCTATTTGAACTACGTTTAAATGAACCACAAAATTTTGCCAAATATCGCCAAGCAGAAGTAGATGCGGCACGTATACAAGCATTTACGTCATTGGAGCAAACACCATATTTAAGTAAACGTTTCCTATTAGAACGTTACTTAGATCTAAGTGAAGAAGAAATGCAACGCAATGATGAATTATGGGCAGAAGAACGCAACGAAACTCCAGATACTGTTGATACTGATGCCGGATTACGTGCTATTGATGTTACTCCAGCGGGCATAGAAAGTGATATGAGTAACTTAGAAATGCCCGACTTAACTGCGGAACCAGCACCGGGTGTAGAACCAGGTGCATTACCTGCAACAGGCACCCAGCCAGCAGTACCGGCAAGCCCTACGCCACCACCGGGTTTATAATATTTTAGGTAAATAATATTATGAATCTACTTGAAATATTTAATTCTGAATTAGTGCAACAGCACCAAACTGAAGAGGAGGATAATACTCCTCTGAAATTGTCTGATCTGCGTAAAACTAAATTAACATTAACACAATTACATCGTTTGCGTATTATGAATGATGTACGTAGATTAGAAAAAGAACAAGACTTAGAACGAGTAAGATCGCAGTACAAGCCAGCCGAAGTCGCACCTCCGATGTAGTTATCAATCAAATTCAATCAAAAAACACGCATTTAACTTCAATTTTTCAATAAACCAGTAAATAATATTACAGAGATATTACGTAACGTAAATCTCACCTAGACAGAAACAATTTAAGGAGTTCTTTATGAACAAGTATGAACAGTTAATAGAACACATCATTAATGATGAAACTGATAAGGCTCGCGAATTATTCCACAACATCGTTGTTGAAAAATCACGTGACATTTATGAAAGCCTAATCGACGAAACAGATTTAGACGAAGTAGGCGGTAACAAAGTACAAGGATTTATCGATGAAGTTAATCTTGATGAACAAGGTATTAGCGAAGAAGAAGACGACGCTGGCGAATATGATGACATGGCTGGCGATGATGAAAGTTCAGATATGGACAATGATTTTGATGCTAGTGGTGATTTAGATTCACACGAAGAAGAGCATGGTGATGTTGAAGACCGTGTATTGGATTTAGAGTCTGCATTAGACGAACTTAAAGCTGAATTTGATGCTTTAATGGCTGGCGAAGAAGGCGAAGCAGAACACGCCGGCATGTTCGGTAGTAATGATATGGGCGGAGAAGAAAGTGCTCCTGCAGAATTCATGGAAGCTGAAGAATGTGATACAGAAGAAGATGAAGATGACGCAGAAGAAATGGAAGAATCTATTGTACGTGAGTATGTAGAAAAAGTAGCTGCTCCATCAAATACTGAAGGTGCTGATAACAAGCAATCTACAGTAGCTAAGAAAAATGACATGGGTGGTTCATCTGCTAACATCGTACGCGGTGGTACAGAGAACGGTGGTACAGTTAAAAAACCAGCAGTAAATAACATGGGTAATATTAATGTTCCTGGTGGTAAAGCTGGTAATGCATTTGCTAAGAAAGAAAAAGCACCTGCTGCACAAGCACCAACAAGTACAAATAGTCCAGTAGCAAAATAATTTAGGATACTACGATGGCTTCATACTTAAAAGAAAACTTAACCTTTGACAATGCTAGAATGGAAATTCTAACAGAAGATAGTCATGACGGTAAAGGTAAGAATCTTTATATGAAAGGCATATTCATTCAAGGTGGCGTAAAGAACCACAACGAACGAGTGTATCCAGTAAATGAAATTAGCAATGCCGTAACAAACATTAATGAACAAATCAAGGGTGGCTACAGCGTTTTAGGCGAAGTAGATCACCCAGATGATTTGAAAATTAATCTAGACCGTGTAAGTCACATGATTACAGATATGTGGATGGATGGTCCTAACGGCTTTGGTAAATTAAAGGTTCTCCCTACTCCAATGGGTAAGTTAGTAGAAACAATGTTGGAAAGTGGAGTTAAACTTGGTGTTAGTTCTAGAGGTAGCGGCAACGTTAGCGAAAGTA